CCCCCCTGAATATTATTTTTTTCAAACACTTTTCTTTTTTATCATAATACCTCTCTATTATTAAGGCTTTTATTTTTCATTAAGGGTTTTTAATTTACGGCGGTGGTGGCTTCCCATACATCCCTGCCAATAAATTTTTACCAAATTCTAAATCTGTTTGAATCTGTTTATCTATCCGATATATGATACCACTGTTATCACCTATTTGTGCAAGACCTCCTTCTGGATCTAATATCTGTGTTTTTATTGATGTAATTGTTTTTTTACGAGTGCATGTAAAAACTGCACCACCACCATCATATTGAATAAATCCATTCGCACCATTATATTTTCCAACCATTGCCATCGTTTGCAAAGGATTCGCTGTTTGATAAAAATTTGCCTGATCTAAGATATCTGAATTAATTAAAAAATATCCCCTTAATATTCTTCTGGGTAACTTAGCAGATGTTATCTTTGTGCTGTTTGCCAAAATAACAGATGTAGGAGCAACTTCACTATCAGGTGTATCTGTAAAAGTGCTGAAATTTTTAGAAGCATTAAAATAATTAATTTGTGAATTCGTTTGTTGTGTGTAAAGATTAGTTGACCACACATTTGTTGAGAATGTCTGGCTATCAACAGAACTAATATCTGCATTTGTAGTCATGCGTATTACATTTATACTATCATCCTGATACTCAATTAATCTGTTTTTAATATTTGGTCCTTCTGGATTGAATTGATTATAATTATATCCAACTATTCCCCATAAACCCTGATCCCAATTTTTTTCACTATAACCCATATCTTCTAATGTTACCCCACAATGACTATCATAAAAAATATCAAATTCAAGATTTGGATTTACTTGTGGAAATGATTTTTGATCTGTTTTACTTCCAGAGGTTGTAATCACTGAATATGGAAACATTGATGGAGACCAGGTCGTGTAGTGCAATTGTTTATCAATTTTATAACAATCTTCATCTGCTTGTGCTGATGCAGGAGGACCAAATACAGTAGTTGGATCAGGATCACCAGCATTGTAAAAATTACCGACCTTTTCTGCGGTATGTAAATTTTCAAATTCAAATCTTGATGCTAATTGATTCCATTGAAAAGCAGGATTATTTGATCCAACATAAACATTTCTTATTAAAGCACCACCCGCAAACGATTGCAAACCATAATATTGAATTGGAGCAAATCCTGATGATAATATTATCGCCGCATTACCATAAGCATTGAAATGATAATCATATCCTATTTTTGTAAATTCTTCTAGGATACCACCTTGTTCTTGATAATATGATGTAGGGACACCACCGATTTGTTCTGTTACAAAACTAATACATGGACTATCAGGTCCCAGAATAGTATTTTTTCTACCAAATCCATAGGCTAAAACAGAATAATTTTGACCATCTGTGTCATCACTTGTAAGATGTGCAGAATTTTTATTATATGCAAAAAATATTGGAACTGATGATAAATCTGACACATTTGCTAGCGGAGGAGAATTTACATTATTTGTTGAATGAGATACATTATACATATCATCTCCCACTGGATAAAAATCTTCACCAACCTTTTTCAAATCTAAATGTAAAAATCTAGCTTCTTCGGCGAAAGATGCTCCAAGAGAAGCACTATCAGGATTAACACTAGCTGAATAATTAGATCTTCCTTGTGTTAAACCACCACGAATTAAATCAGGATATAATGCCTGACCATCAAACAATGCCTTTAATTTTAATAAATTTTCTTCATTCCACACAATATTTGTATCTATGACTGCCGTTGAAGCATTGGCTTCTGCTTGTTCAGATATCAATTCAAATCCATTATAAGGTAAGGCTGTTCTTCCTGCTTCTACTATTTCAGGTCTTTTAAAACCTACATACGCATAAGAATTTAAATATTGTGTTGCCAAATTTTCGGCACCACCACCTGAGCCAGCACTATCAGTAGATGGAGGACCAGGAGCACCAACATAACCACCTATTATATTATTTGAATTAAAATATGCTCTTTGAAACTCTGCACCAAATAATGTGAAATTAGTGCAAGGAAAAGCTTTATTTAATGTTGAATTAATAAGAACACTATTTTCTCGTGCCTTAGAATCTTGTTCATTAATAAATATAGGTTCATCAGTTGTTGTTAGATAATTTGTTACTTCTGCGGCAACATTAGCAGGTGAATTATAACCCCCTGGGATTTTAACTACCTTTTTTTCTTTATATAAGACATAATCATGTGTTGCAGGATCACATTTATATTTATCTGGAACACTAGGATCCAATACTGTTTTATTCAATAAATAGTCTTCGGCTGAGGCATTTGATACATCACCAGAATTCCATACGATTCTTTTTTGTTTAAATAATGTAAATCTTGAATTATCATTTCTAACCTTTCTAAATGCACAATTTTGATCTGAAACATTAATACCATTTGTTACTTGATAATCATCTTCAAATACATGTGATGCCGATTGAACAAATACATTTGCTCCTACATCATATCCATCACTAACATTCCATTGTTGTGACGACTTGGTTAATGATGTATAAGAGGCCGCAAATAGTCCAGAAGCACTTCCATGATTACGAGGTAATGTAATATAATTTTCACCATTAGTATTTTTATAATATGAAATCACTACTGATGCTTCATTATCCTTTTCTTGTATTTGTTCTGTTACTGTTTCACAATGTTCATAGGAATAACCATTAGGAGTTCTTTGAATTCTATGGAAAATATTATCATCAGATCTCTTTATCGTATAAACACCAACACCCTTATGATCTGAAACAGTGGATTTTGTATATGAAATATTTTTTTGTCCTAATACTTTACCAGCAAATTCAATGATATCTCCACCTGCCCCCCTTTGGGCGATATGTGCTGATTGAATTGATACCTGATCTCCAATATCTAATGTAATACCTGATGAAACCTGATTTGTCCATAAAGCTGTATTTGTATCTGCTAAATTACTAGCAGAGAACTCAACAGAAGATCTCCTGTTAGCATCAAACAATATTGTTTGACTGTATGGTGTAGGTCCTGGTCCCTGACTCATATTTATATTATATGAATTTAAAAAAAATTAATTTAACAAATGAATTTACATAAATACCGAAGAGGCAAAACCACCAGAGATGGTGGTTGCCTTTGCGAGTTCTAACCAGGTTCTTTGTGTGTATGATCCACCATCATCATCTAAACCTTCATATTTCCAGAAATATTCAATACCACGGCTATTGATTCTTTCATTACGGTTTAGACGATATGATAACCAATTGAATCTACCAAGGACACCCTTCTCATCTCCACCATCACCCGTGTTTTGAGCATATCCTTCAAATGTATCCGAGGTAAGGGCAACACCTTCTGCACAGAACTCTTCACGAGTTACAAATGGAACCATACCTTCTGCCTGAGCAGTGTTATGGAATTGACGGGCAGGATTAGTAACATCAATAGGATATAAGAATCTATCATTGTATTTGAGATTTACCGTTAATGAACCATTTTGTTTTCCTGCCGCAGGAGCTTGACCAAATTGATAATGAGCTTCTGGTGCAATAGCATGGAACTGATTAAGGATACTACCATCACTAGCACTATCTGCCTGAACACCAGTGATAACCTTAGTAACAATACGACCTGCTCCTCCAAGATTCCTAATTTGAGTGGTTCCAGAGGTTGAGGTAGCAGAGATAGATAATTTACTATGACGATAATCAAAATGAGTGAGTGATATGGTACTATTCTGTTGGGCATAAGCATCCATCATTTCCTGTGGGTAATAAATGTAATCAGCAATTAATTTTAATTCATCCGTGTTAATGGTGGGAGTGCTGGTAGCAACACCACTGCGCTGGCATACACGATTCGCAGCAACAGGCTCAAATGTTAATTCAACAGACACCTGTTCCTTCATCATGTAGAGAGGGAGCTGAGTCTGTTTTAACATTGGGAATAAATCAGATAATGCTATTTGGAAAACAGGATTTCCTGCAAGATCAGCCCAGTCAGGAGTACTTAAATCTTTGGTAGCACCAACACCACCATTGTATTCACGACCGTTCGATAAACCATAGGTGAATGCTTGAGTGTTGCTCTCTGCACCACCAGTGCTATCACCCGAATCATCATATCTAAACTCATGAGCAATAACACGACCCGATTGAACCTGTTCTCTTTCTAACTGATGTTCATTGGAAATAAACATCGATTTGTAAGCAGTGAGGTAATTGTATCCATCAATCTCTTGAATGGTTTTAGTTCCAATCTTGAGAGCTGCTCTCTGAATAAGAGATGCAACACCAACACCAAGAGGAAAGAATCTTTCATTAGCATCAGTATTAACAGAAAGTGCAACTTTTGAATGAGAATGTAAAATACCTTTGTTTAAGAAAACAAATCGGCAAAAAGAATCACTTCTTACCGCAGGGTCTAGAATTGAGGTCTCAACATCCGTGGCGGTGCTGGTCTCCATAGGAGAGACACGGAGAAGATCTGGGACATTCGGTTGAACTGGCGCTCTTTCAACCATAGTATCGGCAACAGGGGTAGCATCTTCAGGGGCAGTGGATCCTAAATCAGAAGACATCATTATATTTATTTATAATGAATAAATTAAAAAAATTTAAATTAAAAAATTATTTTTTAATAAAGATATCATCCCATTGATTGGTTTCTAAATAATCATATCCTTTACTTTTCATAAAATCTTGAATTTGTTTTTGATAATCAACTTTACAATTATGTTCCACAGTCAAATATTTAATCGTATATTTATCATGATCTAATGATTGTAATATTTTTAATTCCGATCCTTCTGTATCTAAACTAACAAAATCAATAATATTAGGAGCATTATTATCATCTAATAATTTTGTAAATGTAATACATTCTTTACTACATGTTTTGGTATCTTCATCACATATTCCGTATAACATATCATGAGATTTACCTTCATCAAAAGGTACCTTTCCATCAAAATCATAAATACATTTATTTACACAGATACTATTTCGACGATTTATTTCACAATGTTTAAAATTATTTAATTCTGGTTCAACACAGATACCTTTCCAATCATATACTGTTTCCAACATAAATGTATTAGATAAATCTATACCGTCATAGGCACCTATATCAACAAAATAACCATTCTTTTTATGTTTATGATATTCAATACATTTAACATCTTGATTTAATTGTGATTCTCTTGCTAAACTCATTTAATCAATCAAATATTTTATTTTTAATTAATTACCTGCAGACCTTGTGGTCCAAAGACAAGGGTGTTCTTGGCATGGACAAAGACGAAGAATGCCTGTGCAAAATCTGTATCTAAATCAAGATTCATATTGATACCGAAATTGACATTTGAATAATCAATACCTTGATCAGAGATGCTGTCAAGAGCTACACCAATTCCGAAACCACATCCACCAAATGCAAAATCCTTATCAAATCTAGCATCATCCGATAATCTAACATTTTGTGGGCGGAGAGATGTTCTAGTGATATCTGCAAATTTCATAACAGCATTCATATATTCTTCAACGATCTGAGAATCAGCAGTGGTATTTGATGAATTTTTCTGTTGAAGGGTATTAATATTGTAATCAATGGGAAATTTAACACCATTTCTAGTAAAGAATAATTCATTGATATCTGCCGATCCACCACCACTGTTAGTAGGATACAGGGTAGAAAGACCATCATATAAGAGATTATTAATATGACTTGCAGGGACAATATTAGCAAATACACCAAGGACTCTCGATAAACCAAGCTGGAAATTAATGATACCATTACCAGAGTTAATGGTTTGATAATAAGAAGAGATACTGTTGTATTCATAGGTGCCAGAGGTTTGAGATTTCATCTGTTGGACAGATTGAGCATCAGGCTCCATTAATTCTGCTACAAGAGATACATCCTTGAATTCATAAAAACTATCCGTGTATGAAGCATTATCATTATCACCTTGGGTGTGGAAGACCTGTTGGTCTGGTGAAAGATTTATTT